TGTTGATATCAGAATTAAAGGACTTTGTTGCAAGTGGTTTAAGTTTCAAAGCAAAACCCGGACAGCACGATGACCTTGTAAGTTCTTGTTTGCTGATGACACGTATGATGAAAGTACTTGCCGACTTTGATCCCAAGATATTTGAGAAGTGGACCAACAGAACATCGGAACTAACACCAATGCCAATCTTTGGCTCATTTAACGGTTAAATGGTGTCTACAAACGACACAGACTGCTGTATATTGGTGGTAAAAACAACTTTGATACAATGTACCATTCAGCAAAAAGACGCATAAATAACACTATATGAACCCAAAAAACTCACAAGACTTATTCAACAAGATTAGATCACAGTTTACGAACATTAGACTAGGTGACGAAAACGGCGCCGCAACAGCAGATCCAAGCAGTGCTGTATTTTTTGAATTTGAGTTTAAAGAAGACGCAGACACATTTGGTTCAGTCAGTGTATCCATAGCAGAAGATGGTACTATGAAAGTGTTTTACAACCGTAATTTGGTGGACAAAATTGATGAAGACAGCAAAGATGAATGGTATGCATTCCTTAAAGAACTTAAAGACTTTGCAGTAGAGCACCAATTATCCTTTGATGTGCGTGATATTACTAAAAGCAACCTTACAAAGCAAGATTATCAAAATCTAGCAGACACGAATCAAACGGTAAATAACGATGAGATGTCAGAAGAACTAGCAAGAATTACAAAATTAGCAGGTGTTGAAAAGGCACCGGTTGCAGAAGGTCTAACAGGCACTGCAAAACGTTCATATGAGAACCTAGATAAAACAAAATTAATAATCAGACACAAAGGCAAAGTTGACGAAACTGTGCCAGGTGCAAGATCACGACAGATACAATCACTATACATCGAAAACAGTGATGGTGAAAGATTCAAATATCCACTTACACACCTAGCAGGTGCAAGAGCAATGATGAGACACGTTTCAAATGGCGGAAGACCACATGATGAATTTGGACAACACATTGTTTCAACGTCAGAAGATATTGCAAAATTAAATTCATTTTCAAGATATGTTACTAACAAAGATCAATTAAATGACAACGCAGGTGATATCATTGAGCAGACTAAAATGAAATTAGAAAATTTAAGAGGTTATATGAAAAACCTTTCTAATCAAACACACTACGAAAACGCAAGTAAAGATTTTAAAACATCAGAAGAACAAATACTTGATGACGAAACAGTTGCTAAATTAAGAGAAAAATTCACAATGAAAAATTTAGACAACAGAGTTGAAGATGCACTACCACTTATCAACAGAATAATGAGTGAACTAGAAGCACCTAAAGAGGAAGAACAAGTAAACGAATTAGACCCTGGCAAAAACTTTCAAAAGAAAGACAAAGACACAGCACCTACAGTGCTACCAAAAGATGCTGAGCCTATAGATGCTCCAGCAGAAGCACCAGTTGATCACGGTGCGATTGTACAAAGTTATTTGGCAGATCCTGACAGCAAATTAATTTTGAGAAAAGATGATAGTGCTGACAAAATGCTTAAAGCAACAAAGTTCAAAGACAAAAATACAATGCTAGGTTCAATACTTTCAGACATAGCATCGAGATTAATATCAAAAGATCCACAAGATGATAGAGTGGCCAATTTTGCATCAAGAGTAGCAGATGGTATAGATCAAGAAGGTTCAAATTCATTTAAACCAGGACCAGATTACAACAGCAACAAAAAAATTGCTGTACAATTAGCAAAAAGATACATGGACGATTACAAAAAAATGCAATCAGATCCATCATACAAAGATGAAGTAAGAAAAGATCCACAAGAAATAAACAAATTCAAAAACATCAAAGGTCAATCATATGGTGATAAAGGAAAAGAATACAAAGCACCAAGCAAAGAAGCAGTTGCTTTTGAATCATGGGCAGAACAAACAGCAAACGAATATGCAACTGAACCTAAAGATGAAGAAGACAGAAGAGAAAAATTAAAAGCACTAAACGACATTCAAAAAAATCCAGACTTAATGAGCGACCCTAAAATGAAGGCCGCAGTAATCAAAAGAAGAATGGAACTACAAAGAGCAAAACAAGAAGGTGTTGCATTTGAAGATCTAAAACCTTATATTGAACAGCATCTAAAAGATGGTGGCGACAAAGCAACTGCACTTGAAACAGCACTTGAACAATTTAATACAGAAGATAGCGAACAAGAAGTAGCAAAAGACCAAGCAGAAGCCGAAAAGATCAATACAGACCTAGATAGAATTAAAGCACTCGCTAACCTATCATAATAAAACTTCCATATTACCAATAATAGTAGTAGACAATTGATAAATATCAGTGTATATTATGTACTATATGTCTAATATACACTTAGGCAAACTAAAACAAACATAGGCACAATAAAGGAGGCTTACATTATGGCATCATTGGCTGAAATAAGAGCGAAGTTAAAATCACAAGAAGTTAATCGCTCAACTTCACAAACAGGCGGAGACAACGCCATCTACCCACACTGGAATATAGCAGAAGGCTCAGAAGCAGTTGTTAGGTTCTTACCAGATAAGGACACAAACAATACTTTTTTCTGGACTGAAAGAAATATGATCAAACTACCTTTCGCAGGTATTAAAGGTCAGACTGATTCTAGACCAGTGCAAGTACAAGTACCTTGTATGGAGATGTATGGCAAAACTTGCCCAGTACTAACAGAAGTTAGACCATGGTTCAAAGACAAGAGCATGGAAGACATGGGTAGAAAATATTGGAAAAAGAAAAGTTATATTTTCCAAGGTTTTGTTACAACAAATCCATTAGCAGAGGACACAACACCAGAGAATCCAATTAGAAGATTTATAATTGGTCCTCAAATTTTTAACATTATTAGAAGTGCATTGATGGATCCAGAGATGGAAGAAATGCCAACTGATTATGTAAAAGGTGTTGACTTTAGAATTAACAAAACTACCAAAGGTGGTTATGCTGATTACTCAACATCAAAATGGTCAAGAAGAGAACGTGCATTAGATGAGGCAGAGAGAGCCGCAATCGATACACATGGCTTACATAACTTAGGTGACTTTAGACCAAAAGAACCAACTGAAGCAGAAGTAACAATAATCAAAGAATTATTTGAGAAATCTGTTGAAGGTGAGGCTTATGATCTTGAGAAATATGGACAGTACTTTAGACCCGCAGGAATGGCTTACCAAGCAAAACCTCAGGTAACAGTACCAACAGCGACTCCAGTAACTGAAACAGCACCAGCGGCGCCAACAATGGCTCCAGCGGCGGCACCAGTAACTGAAACAGCACCACAACCAACAGCGGCGGCTACGGCGGCTCCTGCAGGTGACAGTGCCAAGAGAGCAGAAGACATCTTGAAGTTAATTAGATCAAGACAAGCAAAATAATCTGACATTTTACCAAGGCCCTAATTGTATTGACGTTAGGGCCTTAGTATGCTAATATAGATTACAAGGATATAAATTATGACAAAAGTATTTGACGCAACAAAGTTTAGAAAGAGTATTACAAAATCAATCCAAGGATTAGGTATAGGATTCAGTGATCCGACTGATTGGATATCAACAGGAAATTACGCATTAAACTATTTGATGACCAGTGATTTCAATAAAGGAATTCCGTTAGGCAAAGTAACTGTACTTGCAGGTGAATCAGGAGCAGGAAAAAGTTACATAGCATCAGGTAATATAATCAAAAATGCACAAGAGCAAGGCATCTTCGTTATATTAATTGACACAGAGAACGCACTAGATGAAAAATGGTTACAAGCATTAAAAGTCGACACATCAGAAGACAAACTTTTAAAATTAAGTATGTCAATGGTCGACGATGTTGCAAAAACTGTTTCAGAGTTTATGAAAGGTTACAAAGAGCAACACGCAGACAACAAAGAGGGTGCACCTAAAGTACTATTTGTTATAGACAGTCTGGGCATGATGCTTACTCCAACAGATGTTAATCAGTTCGAAGCAGGTGACATGAAAGGTGACTTAGGTAGAAAACCTAAGGCATTAACAGCACTTGTAAGAAACTGTGTTAATATGTTTGGTAGTTGGAATGTAGGACTTATAGCAACCAATCATACGTATGCATCACAAGATATGTTTGATCCAGATGACAAGATATCAGGTGGACAAGGATTTATCTATGCATCAAGTATTGTTGTTGCAATGAAAAAACTTAAACTAAAAGAAGACGAAGCAGGCAATAAAGTGACTGACGTAAGAGGTATTAGAGCCGCTTGTAAAGTTATGAAAACTAGATATGCTAAACCGTTTGAAGGTGTACAGGTTAAGATTCCATATGAAACAGGAATGAATCCGTACAGCGGTCTTGTAGACTTGTTTGAGAAAAAAGGACTATTAGTTCAACAAGGTAACAGACTGAAGTACATCGACAAAGCAGGTAAAGAACACATAGAGTTCAGAAAAGCGTGGGTAGGTGATAAACTAGACATGATAATGGCAGAGTTCAAAGAGGAAGTACCTACAGAAATCGAAGAGCCAATAGTAGAAGAGATAACTAAAACAACAAAAAAAGCAAAACCAATTAAAACTGAGGAAGAATAATACATGATCGATTTTACACACGAAGACATTGAACGTTTGTGGAACTCCGTAGTGCATTACGTCCCTGAAAGACAAAAATTGGACATGGCTATTGACTTTATTAAAAGTTTAGAAGATATCGGTGTAGAACACGACGAACTAAAAGCGTCAGCAGAATACGATCCAAAACTAGAAGAAGCAATCAATACTGTGTTCGAAGAAGAGGAAGTGGACGAAGACGGATATAGCGAAGAAGAATGATAAACTGGTACAACGAAGTAAGTAGAAATCTTGATAAAATACCTGACTGCGTTGCATACTTCGATAACGAATTATTAGAAGCGAGAAAACAATGCAAAATATACGGTAACTTAGAAAGAGCCAGTGCGGCATTACCAGGTGTTGTTGAAGAAAGATTTAGTCAATTGCAACAATTAGAAGCAATACTAGAATACCTTAACATTGAATTAAGAAGATTAAGATCCAAAACTTTTAGAAAATTTTTAGAAAACTACAATAGAGCATTATCAAGCAGAGACGCAGAAAAGTATGTCGATGGCGAAACAGATGTTGTTGACATGACAAAAATTGTAAATGACTTTGCATTGATAAGAAACCAATGGTTAGGCATCACTAAAGGTTTAGATCAAAAACAATGGCAAATAACAAACATTGTTAAATTGAGAGTAGCAGGAATGGAAGATGCCGATATCAAATAATAGAATAATACTCACAGACGTAGACGGTGTACTGTTAGAATGGGAACACCATTTTACAAAATGGATGTTGCAAAACACATTGTTTGATGAGAGAGGTGCAAGATATCACCCTTATAGATTACTACCAGACAAACAAAACACATATTGGATGGAAGAAAGATTTGGAATAACCAAAAAAGAAATAGGCAAAAAAATTAGAGAATTTAATAGAAGTGCGTGGATGGGTACACAACGACCCATGCATGAATCACAAACTTGGGTAAAATTATTACACGCAGAAGGATGGACCTTTATACCTATCACATCACAAACATCAGATAAGCCAGCACAAGAATTGCGTAAGAAGAGAATGGGAGAATTATTCGGAGATCATGTGTTTACCAATTACCATATACTAGGCACAGGTGCAGACAAAGATTCAGCATTAGCCGAGTTTCATGGTACTGGGCTATATTGGGTAGAGGACAAGCCTGATAACGCACTAGCAGGGCTTAGATACGGTTTAAAGCCTATATTAATCGACCACCCATACAATAAAGATTTTAACCACCCCGACATTATCCGTGTAAATAATTGGAAACAAATACACGAGATTTTGGTTAAATGAAAGTATACGTAGGACACGACAGCAGAGAAGATATTGCATATCAAGTGTGTGAACACTCAATCAAAAGAAGAGATCCATCAGCAGAAGTTATACCATTAAAACAAAAACAAATGAGAGATTCAGGACTGTACACACGACCTGTGGACAAACTTGCATCAACAGAATTTACATTCACAAGATTTTTTGTACCTTATCTAAATGATTTTAAAGGGTGGGCAGTGTTTTGTGATTGTGATTTTCTTTGGAAAATTCCAAGCCACGAACTTGTAAAATATTGTGATAGTTCCAAAGCAGTTGTTTGTGTGCAACACGATTACACACCTAAAGAGACAACTAAAATGGACGGACAGACACAAACAGTATATCCAAGAAAAAACTGGAGCAGTATGGTACTTTGGAACTGCGAACATCCTAAAAATAAAATACTAACACCAGAACTACTTAATGAAGAGTCACCAAAATTCTTACACAGATTCAGTTGGTTAGATGATAACGAAATAGGATCATTGCCTTTGGAATACAATTGGCTAGTAGGTTGGTACAAAGAACCTAGAGACGGTACACCAAAAATATTACACTACACAGAAGGTGGTCCTTGGTTCGACGGATACCGTGATTGTGAATACGGAGACGACTGGAAAAAAGAGTTGATCAATCTATTCAGTGCCTAACTTATTTCAAAAATTAGAAAATAATAACGTAATACACACAGGTATAATTTTTATACCCGAAGTAATAGAACGTGAAACATATAATAGACTTTACGAATGGCAAGGCAAATGGGAGTGGGAGCAAAACTGGACTACTTTTAAAAATGACTATAAAGTAAAATTTAAATTTTTAGAAAATTTAGAAGATATTGATGTTTCTAAAGAAACAATTTGCTTATGGTTTTTTAGAGAACGACCTGATACAGCAGAATACAGAAAATATTGTAAAGATAATAATTTAGATCCTTATAAAGACTTTAAAGAAATTGTAATTGAAGGAAAAAATATAAAGTATCTAGCAAATACTATATTAATTACTAATAAAAAAATTAAATTTTTAGAGAATAAATTTGTGTTGCGTAGACCTTGTGTACAAATAGATTTAAGCAGTATTGACATACAATCAAGGAAAAAAATAAAACAAATGCTAAAAAGAGAATTAGATTGAAGATTTAATAAAGTTATCTAAAGCATTAACATCAGCATTAATATATCGTTCTCTAATTTTTGTCCAAACATATTCATCTCTGTTTGCGATGTTTAAATTTTTTCTAATCTGTTTGCCTGCGTTATCAGTCAATATTTTTTTGACCTTGAATACAACATTGGGCATGTACAAACATCTGTTTAATTTACGAGCAACTTTTTGTGTGTAAGAATCAACGTGCCAGTGCCAAAAAGACACAGGTGCCAACCAACCTAGTGTATTTGTCCAATTTTTATGCACTGCAAAATGAGCCGCAGGCAGTGGAGTATCGTTCCATAACTTAACTTCGTTGCCTAATTTATCTGCATTTTTTGGTCTTCCATCTGCAGGTACTACCATTAAAATTCTATCCTCATATCTAAGAAATTCATCTGCAATTAATTGATCCCAATCCTGTGTTTGCACTTGTACATCGTCGCCCATAAGCATTACAATATCATGAGATGCTTTTTCGCACATCAAATTCCAACTGTAACAAGTGGATTGATTTGGTCCAACTGTATAATGTTTTTCGTCTAATAAGTCTTTGTACTCTTCTAGTTTCTCATCATCGTCATTGAGATAAAATAAAAATTCTGTATTGTGTTTTTGTGTTGCAGTAGCAGTATCGACTAATCTTTTTGCTAGTTCGGGTCTGCCTCTCGATGGACAACAAAAAGAAATCATATTAATTTTTTCTTCCAAGTATCTGGAGTCTGGTCATTAATAATTTCCAATGGTAGGTGGTATTGAAACTTTTTTGTACCTCTGGTTCTTATGTATTCTGCTGTCTTCTTAACTGACTGACGCATATTCGTCGCTGTGCTGTAACCTAGTAAATCTCTTGCTTTGTCTGATGAACACACTGCTAGTTTGACTTCTTTGGGTCTATCTTTGTGGTGTATAGGATCTAAATTAAGTCCTGTTTCGTTTGCACAGGCCTCTGCTAACTCATTGATTGTTATAGGTTCTTCGTCTGGTCCTATGTTAATAACCTCTCCAACTACATTGTCTTGAAACGCAAGTGCATTCAAACAATACAAACAATCGTCTATGTAACTAAAACATCTTTGCTGTTTGCCATCTCCGTATATGATTGGTTGCTTACCCTGTAACATTCTGTTCAACATAATAGACATAACGTTCCTAAACGGATCATCATACTTCTGTCTTGGTCCAACAATGTTGTGTGGCACAGCGATTACATACTCAACTCCGTGCGTTTCACATAAATTTTTAAGCACATCTTCCCCTGCCTTTTTTGCAATACCATATGGATCTTGGGGACGGCATTCGTAAGTTTCTTTATAAGGCATCTCATCATGATGACCGTATCTTGCCATGCTAGAACAATACACAATACGTTTGACTTTGTTTCTTATGGCCGCTGTAATAGTTGTTACTGATGCTTCAAATATATTTCTTGTAACAAGCACAGGAGAAAATACTGACAGTCCTTCATATGCCGTTGCGGCAGTATGATAAACTATGTCACAGCCTTCCATGGCTTTGGTCATGTTTTCTAAATCGCAACAATCCACTTGATGGAACTCTACATTTTGGGGGACATTGTCTGTGTATCCACCAATCATGTTATCATTACCAGCCACTGTATGACCTTCTGATATCATTAAATCTGCTAGATGAGAACCTAAAAAACCTGCGAC